ATGCATTGTCCTTTGGAGTATTTTTCAAGTGCGTCAAGACCACGTTGCTGGTGGGGCCGAAGAGTAATCATTTCAGAAGTGGTGGTTATACTAAAGGAACACTTTAGAGGTTACTAACAATAATACCCCCTGACTTGGTAAAAGTCAAGAGGTAGTGGACAGTTTATCAATCGTCTGATTCTTGCTCCTGTGGCTTATCCTTACCAATGTTAGAAGGGCCTACCCAGACACGACCTTCTTCACGCCATTGTGCAATTTGTGCGTGACGTTGATCGATAAGGGTTGTATAACGTTCGCGTTGGTCGTTAGTCCATTTGTAATCCTGTTTACGAACTTGGTCACGAATTTCTGAAAGTTGAGTTACGATTGGGGTCGTCATGATGATTGATTGGTTACACTACAGGGACAGTTTGGAGGTTACTAACAATAAAGTCAATAGATTTTACACTTATTCATCACCTCTTCTATTCTTGATATACTCTAATTGATTCCAAAAACAAGGATGACATACTACCAAAGTATGAATCTTCTTATGTTTCTCTTCTCTTGTATATTCACAGTTGGGTTTATCCTTTACACCAGTCTCAATAGTAATATATTCCTTATCAACAAAATATACCCATCCTTTATCAATCTGTCCAGTAGTACGTCTCCAGATGACGTAATCATCAACCTGTGGGATATATGGGTAGGCCATACGATCTTTACGGGTTTCCATCAGAAAAATGCCGCCTCTAGAGGATTAAGGTTGAGTCTCATTGAAGTGAATGGGCGTGTTTCATCAATATCTATTTCCTTACCAACTTTTTTAGAGTTGATTGGTGAATAGTATTTGTGACCTTTCTTTGTGAACTTGACGAACCCCCAAATACTCTTAACAGGTTCTGATGTGTAGATATATTCTTTATGATGATTCAACCAAATTGATAATACATTTGGTTTGAATTCACTAACTGAATATGAATAGCCTGTTGGGGCTTCATGAATAAAATCATTGGGGAGTTCAAGTTCAATCATTTAGTTAGTCACTTTTTTGAATGTTGTCTTGGAGTTTGAAAATTAGACCTTTAAGATTTTCAATCTCTTTGTTCTTCTCTTTGATATTGTCTTCAAGATGTTTTATCGTACGTTGAAGATCAATCAGAAGAGACTCTGTTGAATAGTTTGACATATGAGTTTAAGTAAGGAATGAGGTAACAATTCCTGGTTCTGCCTCGGATGTAATAGTATATTTATATGCCTTACTAATATTTTCTCTCAAAACACCATAATACTCAAAATAATTACTATCATCTTCAGATGTAATCAAATCAAAACACTCATCTTCATCATTGGCAATGACATTCCAAACACCACCATATTCTGACTGCGGAAATGGTACAAAGTGGTCAACAATAAAAAAGGTCTTCATTAGTTTGGGTTAATTACTCTTCAATGTTAGTGGAATTGGTCTGATTAGTCAAGAGACTTTGTTGCCTCTGTAACTCATACTTGAGTGGAATGAGATGTGAATAAAGAAAGGTTTTCCATTCATTATCCTCAAGAAGAATAGTTAGATTGTCAATTTGTGACAATGCACTGGTGATTTTTTGGGTTTCAGTCATGCGAACTCCGCCATGTAGTATTCAAATGAGACTTTGTATTCTTTGGCCTTCTCGGCGCATTCTTCTAGGAACCTTTCAAGTTCTACTGGTTCCATTTGTTGAAGTTGTTCATCACTCATTGAAATCTACCCTGTGCGAAATTGGCGTAGCTGAACTGTTCACGGTCTACGAGTTTAATCATACCATACTCTGTGGACATGACAAACCCTTCTTGATTGACCTTTAGTCCACCAATGTAAGACTTAGGGCAGTTGTAGACAATCATGTCTTCCATAAGTTCTTCCTTCATCTCAACAACTAATAGGTAAAGATTGGCAAGTTGAAGTGAACCAAGGATGTCAATCAGGTCAACCTCATGAAGTTTCTGTCCAGACCTGATAAGAGCATTGATGGCAACCTTTGCCTGACAAGCCTCTTTCTCTGTGAGGAATGTGTATTTGTCAGTATCAATGACTGGAGCGGTAATGTTACAGTTTACACGGTCAACAAAGGGTTGAACAAACTTACAGTCATTAGTCTCACAAAGGTCACCCTCCAGTGCATGAGCCTCCATCTCATAGAGAGGACAATCACCAGTGTAATATGTGTGAGGAGCAATGATGATATTTTCAGTTACAATCTCATCAAAAACATATTCGATGGTGTTAGGTTTGTATGATGTATTACCTCCTGTCCCCAGAAAATCTCCTTGGTAAACTCCTTCAGTACGAGGGAGATACTTCAAACAATTGATGAGAATAGTTTCAACATTTGGTTGGTGATTGTAATACTCTCTAATATTTTCTTCGGTGTAACAGATACGAATTTTCTTTTTGTTGAAGACAGATTTTGTCCCTACAAAGAACTCACCATTTTCTGGGTGTATTCCCCAGACCACAGCAGGGCTTCCATCAATTTTTACCGAGATGAAGTTCTCTTTGTAAAGTTCATCAATGATGGACAGATCACCAGTCAGGATCAGATCCTCTGGGTGTTGTTGGTGGGTATTGAGTTTCATAATCTTGGGTGGTTTCACTACAGGGACACTTTGGGGGTAACTAACAATATCACACAGAAGTCCATCCCTTGTGATGTTCACGTTCCCCCTTCAATACTCTTAGAATAGTTTTTCTATCCAAATCATGGTCGCGACAGAACTTTCTCATTGTAGAGTATTCTTCTACTATTTGACCAGAGGGGTCTCTAAGTCGGATAATTCTGTAATGTCTCTTGATAATCTTTTCATTTGTTTCATCTGAATGAGTTTTGCCGAAGAAGGGATTTTTATCTCCAGTGTATAGTTCAGACCTGTACTTACAAAACTCTTCTGTATGTTTTCTACCTTTGTGTGTCTCACTGATTATATCACGAACCTCTTGTGTGTGGGTCTTACCGTACATTGGATTTCCCTCGCCACTTAATGCATGACTAATCTTCTTCTTTGTCTCTTCAGTGGGGTAACATCCAGATCTTCCTTCTCCACCATCTGTAAGGTTCCGTAGTATCCCCGTTCCATTATCTTTCCTACCAAGTATCGAGACCATATAAATCTCATGTCTCAAACTATCTTCCTCAGACAGATTTGTCTTCAAAAATATTATTCTTTCTTTTGGTGGGACATGCACAGAATGATGTGGTTTTTTATATCTAATACCACTTCCCTTTCCAATATAGTAGGGAGTTCCGTCCTCCCTAATATACATGTATGTGTAATACTTTTCCATTATTCTTTTGGTAGGGGTATCACTATTTATGGTTAAAGGGTCTTATATCAACAAATACCCCTACCTGTTGAATGCCCTCTATTATTATACAATAAAAAAGAGGGTCTTTCAACCCTCTTGTAACACTTATTCAATTGGTTCAGTCTTCATACACCAAACATTCTGGTTCAGAAGGATTGGCATCACAATACATTTCTAGTGGAGTGGGGTCATGATGATCTTCTGGATTGTGTTCATGATACTCTTCAAGATCATGAAGTTCAGACTCAATGTGACGACGTTGTTGAGGTGAGATAGTGGGATCATCAAGGATATGTTTATCCTTATTAATATGATCCTCGATAGTTTTTTCCATATGGGTTGTCAGTTTTCTTATTATTTATTTTCGTTAGAGATATTTTTGAGTCGTTCTACTAGACTATCAGCATAAGCTTCCATTCTTTCAGGGTGAATTGCCCTGATTCCTGTCTCTTTTACAGCAATTTCAATACTATCAAGTTCATTTTGAGTTAGTTTTGAATTTTTGTTTTGAAGAGTCATGGGAGTATGTGTTGAAACACCGATAGTTTAGACCAGAAAACCTGGAAACTTCCCCTTCTTTAGGATGTTTTCAGGTTGTTGTGATATTTATTCATCTCCATCAAAGAAGGAACCAAATAAACCATTATCACCTCTTTTACGAGTCTCCAACATATCAAGAACTTTCTCTGATTGTTTTACACTTTCAATCTTGTGAATGAGACTTGCAATCTCTTTACATATGAATGGTTTTTCACTACGAGCAGCAAATGCCAGGGCATTTCTTAGACTTGATGTTGCATCATCCAAACTTTCATTTACACTATCACTCAATGCCATTTGTATCTCCTTTAATTTTAGGTGTAAGAGGTTCAATTTCCTCCATTTCATCCCACACTTCTTTTAGTGTGGGTACTGTGATACTATTATACCAGAAATCTTCCCAATCTTTTTCAACTGCATCTGAAATGTTAGGTTGTTGTTCTACCCACCTTTTTAGTGAGAAGAATCTTTCTTTCCAATAATTGTCACTCATCATCTACTTGAAATAAAACTGAATTAAAACATCCCTGAAGACCTTTCACCTCTATTCTAGTATGTTGTGAACGAACTTCTACATTTGTGACGATATACTTAACACCTTCATCTAAATGATGTGCAGGGTCACAACCTCCCCAATTTCTTTGTTCTTTTGATCCACCAACAAAAGTAACTTTATCTCCAATACGAATCTCACCTTCTTTTCTTGGAGGTTCAATTTCTATTAAACCAATGGCTTGTACAGTTTCTTGTTGTTTTAGATAAAGTTTAACATAACATTTTAACATCTCTTTGAGAGTATTGATATCACTAATGGTATCAATTTCTCTAGAGAGTTTCTCAAATTCAAAATTCTTTGAAACTTTTGTTAATTGTATGTCAGATGACTTCATCTTCTTCCTCTTTCTTTTTGTTGAAACCGAAAGGACCGTACTTATCCTCTTCTAATTTCAACTTGAGTGCTACACCACCAACAGCTTCCATAACTTTTAGAATATCTTCTGGTTTAGAACCTTCACCAAGTTCTTTCGCCACATAAAAATATTTTGGCCAGAAAGTTTCTCCTGCTTTTTGATAGTCTTCAAGTGTGAGTAGTTTCATTCAAGTTTTTCCTCAATGTAATAATTATACAACTTTAATCAGTAAATGTAAACTACTACAGTTTAACCCCCATGGAGGCACCAGCAACAACTCTTGAGTGTTGGTCAAGTGTTCCATCCTGTTCATACATGAGATGAGCTCTTGTCATACTAGTCACATCACTCTTATGTAATCCTGTCATCATCTGTCTACCTTGTTTGGTCATTGATGAATACAAACCATACCTAGTTTCCCAGACATAGAATACATCATCAATCAATTCTGCACCCTCAGGTACAACAACTTCTTTAGTTTCTGTACTAATCATAATAACCCTCACTTGATAAGAATTGGAGAGTTTCTTTCATACTCCCAATATGTTCATTTCCAATTGCAACTTGTGGAAATGTTGCTTCATCACCAAATTCATCAGAAAAAGATTTCTCTGTGAAATGTTCACCTAATCTGTATTGTAAAAATTCAGACACCTCTGGAAGTGCAGTGAGAAGAGAGCTCATTCTCTCACATTCTTGACTTCCATTTGTATAAATGACTGCAGTTTTAGACATATTAGGTATTTTGTAGTTTTTGTAAGTGAGCTAAGATTTCGCTCAGTTCATTATACTTTGGTTTGTTCATGTGTTGAAGAGATTTATCCTGTTCTTTTTTGACACATAGAATGACTTCTTGCCATTGTTCTTTAGACATAATTAACCAGGATTTTGTTCGTAGTATTTAACTAATCTTTCAGTCTGTTTTTTATCTGCTCCACAGGGAGCATTTCTTAAACACATCAGGATTAATTCTGTGTCGGTGATAGTAGGTTTGATTGTAAATCCCCACTTATCATATTCGACACCAGAGGGAGCTTCTACATTAGATATTCTAAAAAGGTCAGTCATCATTAAAAAAATTAGCTAGGGCAACAAATGCAGAATGGAATGCGACATATAAGAAAAATTTACCTTCATCGTCTCTTTTCTTTCTTCTGTTTGATGTAGTCATTGATATAATAACAGTTGTCTTATTTAACAATTCTCATTAAATTTTAATTTAGATATATTAAAACTAATCCCTTTGCCTCCAGTCAGAAATATCATCCCTCTTAAACCAATCTTTAATGTCATCAGCACTATCAAATCCTGTCCTATGATTAGATGGGTCGGGATCCCCTAATCCCATACGGTTCATGAAGTCATCCATACTACCTTCTTCAATGTTTTGAGAGTGTTGGCGTCTCGCCATCTTCAACATTTCATTAGCAGATGTATTTGCCTTGGCAAGTTTATTTGCCCAGATCATATCAGCTAGTTTGACTTCTTCACCATTGGCAATACATTTACAAATAAATTCAAGTTTTAATCGATACTGTGTTGACAACATGAACAATCTTTCCTGGTTATGTCTATTTAACCCTCAAACTCTTCTTTTCTTCTATTTGATAGGTATTCCAAAATATCCTGTCTCCATTCCATTAGTTCATTATAACATCCTTGATTGTGAGCACATTTCCGAAGTTGTGAGTCTGGTTTAATTACTGATTCAACGAAAAGACCAAGTGCATCTTTTCTTTTGTCATGTTTTTCAGAAGAGTTCATTCTACTTTTGGTAATTGTGTTTATTTAATGAGTTTCACTTAATAAGTATCCAATTTGGGTCATTGAACTTATTCATCCAAAAGAAATACCTTCCAGTGATTGATTCAAGAAACATTCGACCATCATCTTCTTGTTGAACTTTACAAGAATGAAGACCATCCATCATGTTTGCAAATCGGTTCCTTGCTTTATTGGACTTAGGTTGAACTGTAACAAATTTTGTCTTCATAGTTACTTAAAGTTAAATTCCTTATCAACCCGGACAAGCCTATCCTACTGGAGTTTGTTTAACTTGTCAAGGTTTATCTTTTCACTGAGATATGCACAGGTCTCACACCTGGAAATATTCAGAACATGTTGCATGAGGTGATAATACTCATGAAGAAGAGTTCTGGTATATTCATTACCCTCAAGAGTCTCCTCTATTTGAATAATAAACTCATAATCACTCTCCCTCATACACCATCCATCCACACCCTCATCAGTTAAGTCCATATGAACCAGTGTAAGGTCAATACTCCTATCAGGTAGGTATTCCATCATAAACCAATGAAACAACTCCCTAGAGAGGGTTTCAGAGGTGTTAGATGAGGGTCTGACTACTTCTATTGCATGTACCATATTACCCTCTCAGTGATACGTGTCATCCATTGAAGAAAGATAAGAAAGGAAGAGATGAACAATAGTTTTTCTGTTCCTGTAAGTCTCATAAAATGTGTGTGTCTCCAGATACTACAATACCCCACAGGGTACTCCTGCAGGGTATTTGGTGGACAGTTTGTCAAGTGTCTTATTCTTCTACTGCATTGTCAGGGTTACAATCTACCCATGATGTGGTTGGTTCATCCCAACCCCATGATTCATTAGAACTTGTTACTGCAGGTTTTGGTGTGGGAGGTTCCCATATACCAGTTGAAGAGTTTCTAACCCAAGATGGAAATCCTTCTGGTTGTTCTGTTTCAAACCTGTCCTCAGTGGGATTGTAAGTATCACCCTTTCCAGGCATAAAACTTCTTATGGTTGCGTTAATAGAACACTGAACAAAAGTATCAGTAGTGTTATATAAGTTTTGAAGAAACTGATTACCTACTGTCTCAGATTCATTACCATCATCATCAAGAACCCAGTTGTTATCCACAACATGAACCTTAAGAACTCTATTGTTGGAATCTAGTCTTGCAAAATGTGCCATTATAATACCTCCTTAGAATGTAATTGATCCATCACCATTAAAGCGATAGACATGATAGCCAGGTTGTGCTGGAGTTGGTGTGTTACCTGTTACTGATGCTGCGGCATTATATTCTGTAGGATATCTTACAAATACAATACCAGAACCACCGGCAGCTTGCGGACAACCACATGTAAAAGATTGACCTGCCCCTCCTGCACCATAATTTGCACATGCTGAAATAAGGTTACTTGGTGAAGTCATATATCCAGCACAACTAATTGTTGGTCTTCCTGCTAAACATCCAGCCGTGATTGGGGTACCCTTGCTACTCATATTAATACAAGAAATTACCGTCGGGAAGCTGGTACTACCATGCCCACCAGGACCATAATAAGCACCTGTCCCAGTAATATCTGAGTACATCCCATTTCCACCAGGATATAGTAGATTTTTTGTGACAATCCAAGGTCCTCCAGGACTTTGGATGGCCGCCATACATGGTGCACCACCAGGATGACCTGCACCACCAGCAGCAACATTACCCAGCACATCGGCGGCCGGTGAGGGTGAACAGAACCTCTCGATAAAACAAGTCTCAGTTCCATAATGAAAAGTATTTGCATTTACAGTATGAGTTGGAACTGTTGCTGCTTGCCCACAACTCGTAGTATAACATTGGGCAGCACGTCCCACTAACGCCATTGGTGGTGCATTATATCCAATAATACTTGAATCAGTTCCTGGTTTGAATGCACCAGGTGCTGCACTAGGTCCACCACTACCAACTGTT